CAGTAATGAATTACAAATATAGATAAATTTTGAAAGATTCTAATTAAAAAGCGAAAATTGTTTCGGTTTATTTTCGATTTTATTTTCAATCATTTCAAACAAATCAGGAAACATTTCCATATACCTATTTGTGTAATTTATTACGGTTTCAGAAAGTTTTTCAATATCAATGAAATTTTGTTTCAGCTTGATGATAGGAATACCATTTTCATAAATCACATTAGATTTTCTGGAGTATGTGTTGTTTGGATTAAGCATTGTCTTTCAGTTTTACAACGTATGAATTAAAGCCACTTGCAATATATGTTTTGTTTGATATTGAAAGGCTGTTTAATTTATACTCATCATCTATAAAGCATTTATCTTGCAATTTTTCAGATTCAACTTCTGATAATATTTCCAAATCTAGTCCGTGACCGATTATTCTACTGATGAAAATCAAGTCTTTTGCTTTTATTTTCATTACAAAAACCTTTTATGATTTTCAATGCACAATTCATTGAAAGCTGAATCAATCAGTTCCGCAAACTTGACAAAGTTGTCAATGCTCATCCATATTGCTTCTCCATCGTGCATAATGCTAATGGATGTGCCATTTTCTGAAATTATCACTTCTTGATTTACTTCTTTGTTAATTTCCGGATCTTCCGGGAACAGGATTACCTTTTGAGTTTTTTTGATGTTTTCTGCCATAGTTTAAATTTTTTAGTCAATAAATCCTTTTAGAGTTAAATTATCCGGAGAACAAAGCTTCTTAGTGCCATCTACCAAGTAAACTTGATATTTTCCATTTACCAAGTCATGCTTATTATAAATTCTACCCATAACACCATCTTTGTTTTGAACCAGTCGGCCAGCGCCTTGTTCTTCTTGGAGCATAAATTTTTTTAAGAACCATATTTCATCTTCATCTAATACATCCATAATTTATGTTCTTAATGTTTTGAAAAATTCCTTTATTTTTTCCTCCTCTTCGATGGTTAATTCATCTTTTTCAAAAGTGTGAATTATTATTTTCCTTCCAATTGCCATAGATCCGGTTCCGCTGTGTTCCATCCAATATTTCATTTTAATTTTTTCGATGTTCATAGTTTGATGTTTTTAAGGAAATAACATTCCTCTTGTTTTAATATTAAGATTGTGCTCATCTTCTGGAAACAGTTTTTGTCCTAATTTTTTTAATTTAGAAACGGCACTCCAGTATAATTTCATTCCTTTTTGAGTGTACATAAATCCAATTTCATCACCTCCAAATGAGTTATAATCATCTTCATCAGGTTCTCTGGTCAATCCTTCTCGTAATTGAAAATCTTCTAACCAACAATCAAGTATGTCCTCAACTACTTCGTTGAAATCATCAACTGTTTTAATTACTTGCCTGTATTGCTTTTTCATAATTATTGATTTAAAGGTTGAAATTCCCAAAATGAAAGCTTCCCTTTGACGTTCAGAATTGGTTTGTCATATAGGATAGGATTAGCGAGTACCCAGTTGTAAATTGGTGCATAAAACATAAATCTTTCAGGTTCATCATCTGGAGCCTTTTCAGCCCAAATACTCGGATGTCCAACAACACAATCAATTATTTCAACTTCTCCAATGATGGCTGAAAGTGGTATCTCAGAATCTTTTACAATTACACCTTGATCTAAAAACAATCCGTGTATTTGATGTGGAATTGAATTATACTGAATAGTTGTTAATAATTTTGATGCATCATTGCCTTTTGATCTTTCATCCCATTTTGCTGAAGCGTGAATATAAATTCTCCCCCTGAAATGAGTTCTCCAGGTTCTGTTCTCGATGTCTTTTATTCCGTGAGCGATTAAACTAGCCCAAGGCTGTTTGATTGATAATGCTTTCATAAATTATTAATTTAAAAATTCTATTTCTTTTGTTTTTACAAGCTTAAGCATTGCATTAATAAACCATTTTCCTGTTGCTGGTTTAAGACCATTTTCAATTTGTTCTTTGGTTAGATTTGTTTGTTTCCATGTAATCAATTGTTTTTCAGAATGTATAAATGTTATTTTACATTCAATATTTTTATTTGCAGTTTTTCCACTAGGTTTAAATTTTTGACCCTTGTTAAAATAAGTCTCGTAAATTTCTTTAGCCGCATAATACTTCAACTTTTCTTCATTTTCTTCTTCATCATTTAGTTCTCTAAATTTTATGCGTGCAATTAGATTAGGTCCCATAATATTGTTACCAACGCCCCATACAACTTGACTATCATCAAAGTATAAGTCTTTAAAATCAGGTTTTTTCATAATAATTCTAATTGATTTGGATTAATAATTGCTTTTACTGTTTGGTTTTTATCGGTGTTTATTTCGAATAAACCGTTTTTGACTCTATTCAATAATTTAGAAGACACCATCCTACTCAAAACTTCACCAACATACTTTTCTGCATTTAAAAAATAATTATGTCCAATCAGTTCAACAGCTTCTTTTTTGGTTATTTGATTATTATTCTTTGATGCAAAATCCAAAATTGCTTTTTGTTTTATAGATGGTAATTTCATATTTACAAATACTTATTGATTTTTAAACAAACTTTCCATCACACTTCCATTTTGATAAATGATTTCATTTTGTGGAACTGATGCATTTATTTCATCTCCACTCCATTTATTTGGGAATGTTTTTGCTTCAATTAATTCTGTAATCCTGGTTAATTCTTCCACATTCAAAATATCAATTTTAGGCATTCCACATTCAATTGCATTTTGATTAACCTGATCTTGAATCAATAATATTTCACCTAAAAAATATCTTCTAGCATCAAGTGTTAATGGCCCCATTCTATATTGATTTTTGGCAAGTTTTCCATCTTTTTTATATTCATTTCCATTTTTCCGAAGTCTATATTTTGGAAATCTCATTTCTCTATATAAAACTTTCAATCCTTTTAATGGTTGTAAATATTCCCATTTTGGATTTTTAAGAATAGTATCAAGCGATTTATCTTTTTCAACCAATGGACACCCTAAACAACCTGTTCTGGCGTTAATCTCTTCGGCTTCATCACCACCATAAGCATCAGCCAAAAGTGTTGTGTTCCATCCGCCGTGTTTAGGCATTGGAGCAAATATTTTCAACCAATCCCAAACATTGCAAACTCTCCAATGAAGTATTGGAGCTAGTGTTGAGCACAAATCATTTTGCAATCCAGTTTGGTACCAACCTTGCCCGCATTCTCCACCGTCTTTTGAGCAGGAAGTGTTTATTCTTTGGTCACGAACTGCACTTTCACCAAGCCTAACACCTGTTAACATCAAAACTTTTTCATTTCTTTCTTGAATAAAATCTTTGACGGCTATTTCCATTGGCTCAACCTTAATTTGTCCGGTACACCATCTGAAAGTATTGGATGGAGGAGGAACGCCACGACCAAGGATATATACTAAATACCGATCATCAATTGGAGCAGTAACAATTTCAACTTTCACACCTCTTTCTTCTAATTGTTTTTTTATTACTTGAGCAGATAACCAAAGTGGTATTAATTCCATTCGCGTATCGGCCGCAAAAATTGTGAATGATTTTGGAGCAGGAATTTGACCTGTATTTATCAGTTGGGTAACCAACGTAACGACTGTTGTACTATCTTTTCCCCAAGACCAAGCAGCCGCCCAATGATCGTGTCTTGAACCATATTCTTTCAAACTTGCAATGGTCAATTCGATACTACTAGCTACTGTTATAGGTTCTGTTCCAAAAATATTTAGTTGATTTTTCATTTAAAAATTGTTTAAACTTGAATGATAAATTAAAAAGTTGCCACGATCAAACTTTAGTTTTTTGTCATAGAAATCTTGAATTGTTCTTGAAACGGTATTATCTGATGTTCCTGTGATTTCGGCAATAACTTTCAATCTTCTATCATCAGAACAAAAGAATAATTCCAGGATCGTTTGTTTTTGATTTTCTGACAATTCATTTGGCATGGCAACTTTTTTTTTGATTTATATTTTTACCGGCATTGCCAACATTAAAATATCTTCTCCTTCTTCTAAACCGTCAATGGGTTTTAATATACCGGCTCTTACTGGTGTTGAAAGCTCTAATTGAATCATTGTTGATTGCAAATTGCCCAACATTTCAGATAGGAAACGGGAGTTAAACCCAATTTTGATGTCTTCTCCTTCGAAGTTACAAGTAAGACGTTCATCGGCTTTGTTGGAGTAATCAATATCTTCTGCAAAAATGTTTAATTCAGTTCCAGCTACTTTCAAAATGATTTGATGTGTGCTTTTGTTGGAGAAGGTGGCCACTCGCTTTACCGATTGCAATAACAAACTTCTGTCAATTATCAACATACTGGGGTTGTCTTTTGGAATAACCGCTTCATAATTTGGATATTTGGCATCAATCAAACGGCAAGAAACAATATAGTTTTCAAAAGAAAACACGGCATTTGAATTGTTAAATTCAATTTTTACCTCATCATCCAATGTGTTCAAAATTCCTTTCAAAACTCCCAATGGTTTTTTTGGCATAATGAAATTGGCATTTTCCGATGCTTTCACATCTGACCGGGAATACTTGACCAACTTATGAGCATCTGTTGCCGTAAAAATCAAACCTTCAGTTGAAAGTTGAAAATATACACCAGTCATCATTGGTCTTAAATCATCAGTTCCGGTGGCAAAAAGTGTTTTGCTGATGGCATTTGCCAATATTTTGGAAGGAATTAATGTTGATGATGGATTTGCCAAAACAATGGATTTTGGATATTCTTCTCCAGAGAAATAAGCAATTTCATATTGTCCAGAATTGGAACTGATTTCAATTGTGTTGTTCTCTTGAGTTGTAAAAATTAAAGGCTGCTCTGAAAATGTTTTCAAAACTTCAATCAAAAGTTTGGCTGGTATGGCCACGGATGCTTTGCCCTCAAAATCTACATCCATTGTAGTTGACATTGTCGTTTCCAAATCAGATGCCGTGATTTTCAATTTTCCGTTTTCCATTTCAAAAAGGAAATTGTCCAAGATTGGCATTGTGTTACTATTGGAGATTACTCCACCTAAAAAATTGAGTTTCTTCAATAACTCTGTACTACTTAATGTAATTTTCATAATTTTTTTATTTAATTGTTATGCTGCTGATTTACTTTTGCCTATGGGCTTTGTTTTGATTACTATTTTTCTAATTTTTTCAAGGTTTTTATTGACTAAATCAATAATCTCGTTGTGATGTTCTGTGGCATTGTTTTTTAATCCTCGTGCCTGTTCTATCTTGAGTTCTGGAAGCTTCAACTCAATTGTTTCTGCTCGCTTGCCATCAACTTTTGCTGAAAGGATTAAGGATTTTTCCTTGAGATAATATTCGTTGGTATAAACGCAATGCTTGAGTTCGTCGCCTTCTTCCTTGAATTCATCAATGCTTTTCAATACTGAAATGGATATGTTTCCTTTCTTGAATTCCAAGTCGAAGAAGTTTTTCCATCTTTCAACATAATCGACAATCGCTTTTTCTAGTTTTTGTTGACGTTTAATCACTCTCAATTTTTCGTTTTCAATTTCTTGAAGCCTTAGAATTTCACGTTTCTTTTTCATCCATCGATCGTGTTCTTTTTTGAGATTCTTTGGACACACATAAACTGCATTGTGTAAATCTTTTTTGAAGTATCGCAACAAATCCAAATAATCATACCAAATTCCAGCATCGGTTATCTTGTATTTATTTCGAATAACAATTTTTATTGAATCCCAATAGGTGTTGTGACGACTGTCTTTGTACAATGCAAATTCTAATAATTCATTTTGCTTTGATTTTAATAAAGTTTCAATTTTTGGACACTTTTCTATTCTATCAAGTAACATTCTATAATCGCAATCGTGCTTGTGCTTTGTTAATCCATACATTTTAAATCTTGGAAGAAATTCTGCTCCAGGGCAATTATAATCCGAAATAAAAGCACCGTATGGATCACCTCGCCATCCTGAATTATTTACATATCGTATTTCATATTCAGTAGAATTAAATCCATCACCAGTCCATCCTTTGGTTCTTCCTACTATTACTTTTTTGTTTTTGTCCCAATCTTTCCATTCTTCGAACAAACTACTAAAGCTATATCTGGGAATTTTATTTTTAGACATGTGCTTCCAACAGGAAAAGTATCTTACTACTTGAAATCTATCAACAACTTGAACCACTGAATAGGTTATAAATCTGCTTGCCATTCCTCCGTTCTCAGTACTAATTTTTTTCAGTTTCTTATTACATGAAGGGCATTTAACCCCAATAACTTCTTCTTGCCAAACTTGGGATGGTCTCCAGCTGTGATTACACTCCATACAAACCAAATTCTTGTAGTGCGTTGTATAGTAGAATTCGTGTTTAGAAATTACAAAAGGCTCATGTTCTTTTGGGTTTGAAAGTTCTTTATGCAGATTCCAAACCTCAACCTGTAGTTTAGTGCTCGGTTTCATAACTACTCAAATAAGCCTATTTGTTCCACTTCGGTTGTTGGTTTCTTTTTGGATGCCTTTGCAACTAATTTTTCTTTTTGATCTGTTGCAATTTTTTCTATGGCTTGATTTTTGGCAGCCTGAATATCTTCTTCAGATAGTTCAATAGTTTCAGAAAGGTTTTTCTTTGCTTCCTCTTTTGACTCCTCAATTAGCAATTCCATCGCTTTTGCTTTGGCTGCTGTTTTATCTTCTTCAGTCAGTTCTACGGTGTGATTTACAATTACCTTCATAGATTTTGATTCGAATTTACCAACCACAGTATCTTCATCATAGTAATGAACTGCCATTCCAAAAATTTCTTCATCCGCAAAGCCATTGCAACCGCTTTTTTGGACTGTATTCAAAATATAATTGATACACTCATCAATATTTTTGTTCTCTTTTTTTAGTGTTTCAGCAAAAAGAGGATCAGCTGTAGCAACACCTTCTAAATGTTGCTGAATTACTTTTTTAAAATTGTCAGTTGGTTTCATAATTTTTTTGTTTTTAAATTTTATGGAACTTATGAGATAACATTTAGTTCCACTCGCTTTTTTAGTGAATATTTTTGTTAATGAAATAGATTTAATGTTTGCTCTTGTTTGGCGTTATTTGACTGTTTTTGCTTGAATTCTCTACTTATCCAAGTTTGTTGTGGTCGACAATGGTTTTTTGGGTTTTTTGATAATTCGAAACTGTGTTTAAAAATTAATTCACTTCGAGATAATTCTCTAAAAACAGACCCGAAAACTCTAGGCTCAACCGGATGTGGATTTCCTTGTGAATAATAAGCATCTTTCAAATTCTCACTTGTGAAAGCTTTAAATTGAGTTTTTGACCAATCTATTGCAAAAAGTAGAATATGTTTGTGGTGTTCTATGTTGTTATTTTTTACAGATTCCACAGCCTGATTTGTGATTTCAAAGTTTGTCATCGTTTAGCCTTTTAAATTTTCTTTTTGTAGATTTTACTTTTTTTGCTTTTTCAACTGGAGATAATACCTGCAATTTCACATTCAATCCGTGAGTAATTATCGCTGTGTCCCTGGCTATAGCCGCTTCTTTTTCCGTGTCATAAAATCCACATCGATACGTTTTTCCTTTATGACTTACAATTGAAGAAAATTGATGGTTATCTCTATTATAACTAACTCCTGTATATTTTTTTTTCATAATTAAAATTTATAATCGCCTTTTACTTCCAATCTCTTTCTTCTCAAGTAATCCAGAAAAGGTTGCATTTCTGGTTTTTTCTCCCAATCGACAATAGTATCTTCAAGCATTTGGCGATCCATTCTTTTTACCATTTCATCGATTTCAAATTCAGTTTGTTTTTTTGCAGCTTCTTTATTTTTTATTTCTTGACGGTTTTTATAATATTCCTCAAAATTGTTTACACTTGAATTATTGTCATTTTTAATTTTCACATATTCAGCTTCTCGGATTTCTGCTTTTTTTTCCATGTACTTTGGAAACCATTCACCATAAATAAAATTTGAATCCAATCCTTTTGTAGTTGTTCCAAATGCACCCTGTCTACACATTTTGAAGAATAAAATAATATCTTCGAGTGTTTCGTAACTAAAATTTTCTAAAGTATCAACCGTAATAGCTTCAATAATATTTTCGCTTGGTTTTGTAGAAAAACCAAAAGAACCCAAGAATCTGTTTACTAAAACATTCACTACTGCATAGCCAATTGGTCCATTTTCATTTTTAAAAACACTTCTTATAAGTGGTAGTTCAAGTGTGTTTTTAATATTTAAACTCATTTCAATCATTGGTAATTGAGCAGATCCTGAAATAATTGCTTTACTTAAATCTAAAGTTTTGGCCAACTTCGCTTGTAACTGCATCTGTGAAGATTTCACTATTTGATTTTGTTGTTGTTCCATTTTGATTTTGATTTTTTAAATTATCAACCCATTTATGTTTGAATCCACTCCAGCTATTTGTAACAGCTATTTGAAGCATTGCATTTATATCACAGTTTCTACTTTCAATTTCATTTATAAATGAGTTAAATGCTGTTTCGGTATTAGTTGCTTTTTTGGTTTTTCTGACTTTTAACCAATCATCTACCAAACTTTCAGTAAACCCATATTCAACTAATTTTTTTTTGAAAGGAAATGGAGTATTTTTTTTTGTTTCTTTTTCAAAAAGAATTTCCTTTTCTTTACTTTCCTTTTCTTTTATTTTATCTTCTTTACTTTCCTTTTCTTTTCTTTGTGGGTTTACGGAGCCTTTAGGTGGTAATAAACTAGGTTTACGGATACCTAAACTGGTTAAAAGGGTAAGTAAACCATCTAAACTGATACATTTATTATTTCTCTTTTTATAAGCATCTTGAATACTATCGATAAAATCTTGACACCAAACTACCTTGTTTTCTTTCCATAAATTCTCATCAAATTTTCCTAAATCAACCAAATCATTTATGATAGATTCAAGCACATTTTTTGAAACTTTGCACTTTGCTGATAGATACATTAGGGTGCTGGGTTTTGATAAATTCAAATAATGATATTCTGTTTTTGCTAATTCGCGTAGTAATTTTACAAATGTTGCAAAGCCATCATTTCCATAGGTTTCTTCGAGATAAAACATTTTATTACCCTCTTCACATAAAAATGGAAAATAATCGACACTGTTTCTTTCTGGTCTTGCCATATTACTATTTTTTTAATGGAACATTAGTTAGTTGTTTGCCGTTATTCCATATTGCATATCTACCTTCTGAGTCAATTTGTATCTGCATAGTTTCTATTTTTCCAAAAAGATTAATGTTTCCACCTAAATCAACAATCCAAGCATTTAATTTTGTTGGCCAGATCCTCATTGCCCTACCTACAATCTGATAATAAAGTGATAATGACATTGTAGAACGTGCAATCAAAACTGATTCTAATTCTGGATAATCAAATCCGGTGGTTAACACTCCAACATTTACAACACACTTAATAAGTCCTTTTTTAAATCTTGAAAGTATTCTTTCGCGTTCCTCTTTCTTGGTGTCTGATGTCAAAAGAACAGATCCAGGAATACGTTTTACAACTTCCTTTGCTTCGGTTATCAAAGCGCAAAAAATTAAAAGATTTGGCTTTTTTGAGAGAATATGATAAGCGTATTTTACAATTCTGCTAGGCATATCAATTGACTTATAATATCGACTCAATGAAGCTTGTGTAAAGTCGGTTCCGGAACTATTCAATTCTAATTTTGAACGGTCAATAACATCAAAAGAGTAATATTCTAATTTGGCTAAATATCCAGCATCGAATAGTGTATCATTCTGAACATAATAAAGAACCTTGCTAAATATTTTAGGTGTAGATCTTGTTAAGAATGTCAGTTGTGGTCCATCACTCGTTTGTGACAAACGGTAAGGTGTAGCTGTTAATCCTAAAACATTTGCATCAGGGAAGTATTTAATAAACTCCTGGTACATTCCAGATTCGGAATTAACCAAATGACATTCATCAATTAAAATATTCTTAGTTCCTGTAAAAAGATGTTTCTTATTTATGATGCTGCCAATTGTGCAAAATGTAACCTTGTCAATCCGTTTTTCACCAGCTGAGGCACTATAAATTGATGCCTTGCCATATTTAGAATACTTCTCATAATTCTGTTCCAAAATCTCTTTCGATGGCTGGAGAACAATCGTTTTGCCCTCCAGCGGTGCTATAATACCAGCAATAACAATCGATTTTCCAGAACCAGTAGGCAAAATAAGAATGCCATTTTCATCTGTTTTCTCTTGTAAAAAATTAATTCCTACATTGATTGAATCCGATTGATAATATCTGTATTGAAATGCCATAATTAAAGTGCTTCATTCATTTTGGCATTGGCAAATGACTCATCTTCATCTTCAAAAGTCATGTGCATCTGTTCAGGTTGTGGAGCAGATTTTCCATCCATATACAATTCAACTTCTTCAATCACTGAATTCAAATAGTCAGTCAGTTGGGTTAAATAGAGGTAATTACCATTCAATTTTATTTTTGGAGCATCAAAAGAAATAAGTCCATTGCTTACATTTTTACCTCCAGATAAAATGAGTGATTTATTTTCTTCTACTCCAGTAATTTTAAATGAAGTCACGAAATATGATTGTGTTTCAACTTCATTTTCAAGAAATGACAATTCAGTTGAATTATCATTGCCGGTAAAGGCATCATCTAAATGGGCCAAGAAAACATTGAATTTAGAAAAAGCATGTTCCAAATCTTCATGGACAATGTGCATTCCTTTTCTTGATAAACCATCACCCTTTGTTTTTCCAGTTAATAATTCATAAGAGTAACTACAAAGAGCATCTTTTAATGAAGCGCTTTTTATTTCTACATCTTTTTCTGCTAGCCTATCAATAGCTTTACTAAGTTTGTCTGCATCGATAGTAAAAACTTTCCCTTTGTTGTTTTTTTTGTCTGACATTTTGTAATTGTTTTTTATTTTACTTTCAAAAATTGGTGTATTATAACTTTTCAATAGTTTGGGCTACCAAATTATTGCAGCGCATCATTGCCTTTGTTTTTTTCCCCTGAAGGAGATAAGTTACTATGACGCTATCGCCATTTTTAAATGTTTCGAGAAACTTCATTGTTACTCGATTTCTAAATTCAAAAAATGCAATTTCATTCTCTTTTTTAATTGTGACTACCTTTTTATAGTAAATAGTTCCGATGTTTTCCTCTTCAATATTTTCGATTTTACCAATGAAATTGCTCATAAATATTCTTGATTTGTGTGTTTACTTATTTCGTTTTCCAAGTCTTGAAGCAATGCCAATTCTTTCGGTTCCGGGAGATAAATTCCCAATTCATTGTTTGCAAAATTCCTGAACCTGTTAATGGCCAATGTTGCATCCGCAGTATCTAAACTGGCAGTACTTCGCCAACGCTCAATTTTGAATCCTTGAATTTTGCCTTCAAATTCGCCTTCATAAAAAATGGCTGAATTGACGTGCTTCTTGAATATTTCCTGTTTTACTTCCTCCATCGTATAGCCAGTTTCAATTGCAAACCAAGTCAGGATTAAATGCAAGTAGCTATTTTGGGAGATACTTCTTTTTGGATGCTTTGCCTTGAGTTCGAAAGTTTTTCCTTTAGAAATAAAATATTTCAGCTTTTCTATTGCTTGGTTTTTTTGAAGCGGGTTTGTGGCGTTGTAAATCATAGGGTTATTTTATGTGAATTCTAAATGCTCACCATTTTTGCAAATTTTTGTTTTGAATGGGAACTTGTCTTTTGGCACTTTTTCTATGGTTTGAATTAGATATTTACCTCCAGTAAAAACTACTCGTGGTTCATCACGATATTCAATTTGTATGTCAAGTCTATCTCCTTTTCCTTCGTAATTTGATGGAAGCACTTTGAAATCAACTACGATTATTTCTTTGTCAAGCAAATTATTTATCTTGATTTTTTCACCTACAAAATTTGTTATCACAGGTTTTATATCGAAATCTTTAAAATTGTTCATTAGGTATTAATTTTTTTAATAAATGTTTTGAATTGCAATGTTTAGCCCATCCGAAATAAGCGGCTATTGTGGCTTTATTTTTTGTTTTTGATATTGCTTTGGCAAATCTTTTTTTGATTGATTTCCTAAGCATTGTGTGCGTATGGTAGAACTTATAACCAACGAAATCAATTCCACGTGCTTCAACTGGGAATACTTGATAATTCCCTTTTACCTGAAGCTTTAGATTATCATTCAAATAGGTTTTTATTTCTGCCAACAGCTCGTGAAGATGTGGTTTGTTGTTCGATAGAATAATAATATCATCAGCATACCGGAAATAATATTTCACTTCCTTGTTTTCTTTAATCCAGTGGTCAAAATAGGTCAGATAATAGTTTGCAAAATATTGACTTAAATAATTTCCTATTGGCAATCCATCAGCGCTATCAATGATTTCATCCAACAACCAAAGCAAATCCTGGTCTTTAAACTTTTTTCTCAATAGCTGCTTTAGAACCTCATGATCTACATTTGGATAGAACTTGACAATATCTAGTTTCATGCAGTATTTTGGATTCTCCTGGTCCTTCAATGCTCTTTTTAGATTATTGGCCGCCCCGTGAATTCCTCTTCCTTTGATGCAGCTGTATGTATCAGCAGTGAATAACTTGGTAAATATTGGCTCCAGAACATTCATAACTGCGTGATGAGTTATGCGATCAGGAAAGTATGGCAATCTAAAAACTAGCCTTTCTTTTGGTTCAAAGATTTTGAAAGTGGTGTACTCCGATGTTTGGTAATTCTTTTCAAACAACATCGTATGAAGTGCCACAAGGTTTTCCTGTGGGTTTTTATCAAAAACCTTGACACCGTATTGTTTGGCTTTGCCTTTGCGCGCTTTCGCTTCTGCAAGTGTTAGATTCTCAATTGAGATTATCTGTTGGTATATGTTTTTGAATCGTTTCATACTTTGCTTTGATTGGTTCGCTTTCATTTTCATTACTAACGAACCTATTAATTTGTTTTTTTTTGCCGTGTTGGCAAGGCCTGTGATGTATAATATTTTAGCTCAGGTGCGAGCTGACATTCGAATTCGTATTCCAATTATCGTAGTCGTTGTACGAAAAACTGACGCCTGAAGAAGAACTACAGCAACGACACCACACAACCTTAA